CCGAGAAGGGCGCCCGCGCAGTCATCACGCTGCTGGCTGACCTCGAAGGCGACGGCGTTGCGGGTGACCGTACGCTGGAAGGCAACGAAGAGGCGATGAAGTCGTACGATCAGGTGATCCGTATCGATCAACTGCGCCACGCCAACCGCCACGAAGGTCGCATGGCTGACCAGAAGTCGGTCGTCGAGTTTCGCAACAACAGCCGCGATATCTTGGCCTACTGGCTGGCCGAGCGTATCGATCAGCTGGCGTTCCTGACCATGTCGGGCGTGAGCTACGCGATGCACAACAACGGTGCTCCGCGTGTGGGTTCGGACTTCCCGTTCCTCGAGTTCGCTGCGGACGTGTCTGCCCCGACCAGCCTGCGCAAGCTGCGCTGGAACGGCACCAACAAGGCGCTGGAAGTCAACGGCGCCACCAGCTCGATCACGACTACCGACACCCCCATGTGGGAGCTGTTCGTGCAGCTGAAAGCCTACGCCAAGGACCAGTATCTGCGCGGCATCAAGGGCGAGGGCGGCGATGAGGTGTTCCACGCCTTCCTGACCCCGCAGGCGATGGCCAAGCTGAAGCTGGACCCCACCTACATGCAGAACGTGCGTAGCGCGATGCAGCGTTCGAGCAGCAACCCGCTGTTCACCGGTGGCGATGCGGTCATGATCGACGGCATTGTGTTCCACGAGTACCGCAACGTGTACAACACTGCGGGCGCTGCCAGCGGCTCGAAGTGGGGCGCGTCGGGCACCGTGGACGGCTGCCAGATCCTGTTCTGCGGCTCCCAAGCGCTGGCGATGGCCGACATCGGCAACCCCGAGTGGGTCGAGAAGGGTTTCGACTACGAGAATCAGCAGGGCATCTCGGTTGGGAAGATCCTCGGCTTCCTGAAGCCGAAGTTCAACTCGATCTACGCCGGCAACACCACGCAGGACTTCGGCGTGATTTCGGTGTACGCGGCCCAGTAATCGGGATCATCCGCAACTCGCAACTTCCTAAGGAGAAATTCCATGGCTCAGAAACTTGCGGCTCGCGGTGGTCAATACCCGATCACTGCTGAGTTCACCTTCGATGTGGCAAACGACACCATGAAGAACACGTCCGGCGCGGACGACAACTTCAAGGTAGTGGGTAGCCACGTGTTTGACGTGATCCTTCTGCCCACCAATGCCATCGTGGTCGGTGGTGAAGTGGTCACCGAGACGGCTGTGAGCGGTTCCACCGCCTACAACGTCTCGGTCGGCGACAGCGGTAACACGGCGCGCTACCTCGGCGTGACCGACAAGACCACTGCCGGCCGCACTGCCCTCACTCCCACCGGCTATGTCGGCGGCGGCGAACAGATCCGTGTGACCGTGGCACCCACCGTGGCTGACTCGACGGCTGGCAAAATTACCGTCCGTGTGAGTTACGTCATCCGCAACCGCATGAATGAGGTCCAGACCCACTAAACCGGGTCCGGTAGGCGGGGGCTTCGGCCCCCGCTCCTCTATTACCACCACTGAAGGAGAGTCGTCATGGCTGGAGCCAAGAGCAAAACCCTGCTTGTCCTGAATCGTAACCACGTCCTGACCACGACCAAGGGGCATTCCGTGTCCTTCAAGAAGGGCGAACCCACCCACGTACCGCCTGCCATCTACCAAGAGGCGCTGGCCATCGGTGCTATCCCGCCTGACGGCGAAGAGCCGCAGGTCGAAGACGTGACCACGACCGACAACGCCCCCGCCGACCCTGCCGAGCGCGCGCCACTGATCCTAGCTGCCATCGAAAAGCTGGTTGCTGAGAACGCACGCGACAATTTCACTGCTGCTGGCAGCCCCGCCGTGGGTGCTGTGTCCGACGTCGTCGGCTTCAAGGTGCAGGCGAAGGAAATCGCAACTGTGTGGCAGCAGTATCACGACAAAATGGCTGCTGAAAAGCTCGCCAGCTAATCGAGGTCTGAGATGACCCCCACCCAGCTCAAGGACCTCTTCCGCAGTGATGTCCGCGACGAAGCCTCCCCGCCCCTTTGGACGGATACGGAGATCTTCGCATACATGGACGACGCTCAGAAGATGTTCTGCCGTGAAGGTGGAGGCATCGCTGACTCCACGGCCCCGGTCTGCACGCTACAGGTCGCTGCAGGGGACACGTATCTCAACTACGACCCCCGCATCCTTAAGCTCCGCGACTTGCGCCGTATGTCTGACGGCCACAACGTCGACATCCTGAACTTTGAAGACCTTGGCCGCCCCGGTTTAGCGCAGGGCGACTACGGTCAGTCTATGTCCTTCGGTACGGGCGGTATCAAGTTCACCGACCGCCCCGCACCTGTCACGGCCGTGATTGTCGGTATGGACGCGAACAAGCTTCGCCTGCTCGCGCCCGCTGTGGCGAACGACACGCTCCAAGCGATTGTCTACCGCATGCCCCTCGAAGACATTACCGCTTCCTCAACTGCCTTCGAAATCGACGCCCAGCACCATCGGCACTTGCTGAACTGGATGAAGCATCTGGCGCACGAGAAGCAAGACGCGGAGACCTATGACCGTGGCCGCTCTATGGAGTTTCGTGACAAGTTTCTGGCGTACTGTGATCAGGCGAAAGCCGAGCGCGAGCGCCGGGAGCACAAGTACCGTACCGTCGTCTACGGCGGCATCTGAGAGGACTGAGATGGGAACATTCGACTTGGCGTGGGGGCAGAAGGTCAGCCCGACGTTTCGTGCCAAAGTGCTCGAAATCTGTCGTAACTTCGGCTGGACCAACGACCATGCATCGTGGCTCATGAGCTGCATGGCCTTTGAGTCCGGCGAGACCTTCAGCCCGAGGGTACGAAACGCGGCGGGCAGCGGCGCCGTTGGCCTCATTCAGTTCATGCCCAACACTGCGCATGACATGGGCACCACCACAGATGCGCTTGCGGAGATGAGTTCTGTTCAGCAGCTGGATTATGTCCAGCGCTACTTCAAGCCGTACGCTGCCCGCATTGAGTCTCTGTCCGACATGTACATGGCTATCCTATTGCCGAAGTATGTCGGGCAGCCGGATGATGCGGTTCTCTTCTCTGGCGGCATCGCATACCGGCAGAACGCTGTTCTGGATGCCGACAGCGACGGTCAGGTGACCAAAGCCGAAGCGGCCGACAAAGTCACTGAGAAGTACATCAAGGGGCTGGCTTTCTCTACTGAGGAGCCCAGCGTCTGATTCTCTGGCAGGGCAGGGCCCTCGCACATTTTAGGTAGGGCTCTATCGTGGATGACTTGACTTCTTTGTGGGCGCGCTGGTGGGCGAAAGCAATCCTGTACGCCGCACTTGCCGCGTTCGGCGGCTTTTTGGGGCACGTGATGCGCGCTTTGGACGAGTCGGCTAATATCAGCTACGGCCGTGCATGTATCGAGGGGCTTGCGGCCGGCTTCGTCGGTCTGCTCGTGATGCTGATGTGCAGCGCCACCAGCTTTTCCGACCAATGGACCGGTGTCATCGTCGGCGTGTCGGGGTGGTTGGGCGCAAACGCTTCGATCCGCATGTTGGAGAAGCTCGTATTCAAGAAGCTTGGGATCTCGAACGACCTGCAAGCACCTGCGCCCATCGATGAGAGTCCGTCGAAGGAGAAGAACGATGCTTAACTTCCTCGAAAAGGTGCCGTTCCTCGGCACCGCTGTCACGTTCGTCACAGGTAACGTGCGGCTGGTGATCGAGTACGCCTTGATCGCGCTCACCATCGTCAGTGCAGCGACCGCAATTGCGCTGTGGTACCGCACGAACTACCTCGAAGCGCGCAATGACGAGCTGCGCGAGCGCGTAGTCAACGTGGAGCTGATCAACGAGGCTCAGGACAAGACGATCTCTGATCTCCAAGAGACGCGGGAGCAAGATGCTGCTGTTCTGGCTGGACTGATCGCTGACTATGACAAGCTCTCGAAGGCAGACACGGCAGCCCGAAAGAAACTGTCGAATTTGGAGAAGCGAAATGCGAAAGTTCATGGCTATCTCGATGAGTCTCTCCCTCCTGAGCTTGGCTGCATGCTCAACGATTCCTGCACAGCAACTCAAACCAGTGGTGCAGGTGGTCAAGGTAGTGCCGCCGAGTCCTCTGCTGGAACCGTGCAAGGAGCCCGAACCACGGGAAATCCAAAATAACCGTGATCTGGTGGATAGCCGACAGGACTGGATTACCCAGTTCGGGCTGTGCGCCAAGCGCATTGAACGGCTGCGTCAGTGGTACGAGCAGCCGGATGAGAATGTGCAGCAGTCCCAGCCGGAGGTGGGCGCACATGTCGGTCCGCTTTCCGACTAAAACACCGGCAGCTGAGGCGTACAGGCGGCTCTCCAGTACGGCCTCAGCACCTATACTCTCATTCATGGCCCAACCGTCCGCACCGTTAGGAGATAGATCATGGCAAACGCACTCTTCGACAAGGCCCGTCAGCGCTTCCTCGAAGGCCAGTTCAACTGGAACACGGATACGATCAAGGCTGTCCTCGTCGACACCGGTACGTACACCGTGAACCTATCGGCCCACGAGTTCCTGTCGGACATCGGTACCGGCGCCCGCGTCGCTACGTCTGGCGCCTTCACCGGCAAGTCCACGGCTGGTGGCGCCGCCGACGCCAACGACGTTACTTTCACCTCCGTGACTGGTGCGTCGATCGAGGCCATCGTCCTGTACAAGGACACCGGCACTGATTCGACCTCGCCCCTGATTGCGTTCATCGACACGGCTACTGGCCTGCCCATCACACCGAACGGCGGCGACATCATTGTCACGTGGGATAACGGCGCGAATAAGATCTTCAAGCTCTGACCTCTGTGTGGATAGTTCGGGTGGTTGGGGCTTCGGCCCCTCCGTCGATTGGCATGCCCAGAGGAGAAAAAAGTGGCGATTAAGGTCTACCACAGCGACCAGACCGGTGCACCTACATTGAGCGGTACGGTCGGCGCGCTGATCACGGTGCTGGACGCCGTCCTAGTCAACGGCTACAACCAAGTCAATGTCTCGTCGATGACTCGCTCGGGCTCGACGGTTACCGTTACCTGTGCCACTTCGCACGGGTATGACAACCCAAATACTCGTTACTGGAACCGCAACGGGATCGGCAACGTCTGCACAATCGCCGGCGCCGATCAGGTGGAATACAACGGCGACTGGCCCATCAGCTACGTCTCTGATACCGTCTTTACTTTCGACATCGGTACGGCTACTCCTGTCACGCCAGCGACCGGCGCCATCACCACTAAGCGCGCAGGAGGTGGGTTCTCGAAGGTCTTCGTCGACACGAACCGTGGTGTGTATCGCTCTAACGATCTCACGAGCCGCCGCCACTTCTTGCAGGTGAACGACATTGCCAACTGCCCGAACGGTCAGGGCGCGCGGTACGCTGGCTGGCGTGGGTATGAGAACATGCGCGGCATCGACGATGGGGATTTTCCATTCCCCACGATCGTAGCAGCCGGCACGTTTGGGCAGTACCTGTGTAAGTCCACCGCAGTCGATACTTCTTCCCGCGCGTGGACGATCATCACGGACGGCAAATTTTTCTTCCTGTGGCTGAGCCCCAACCGCAGCGGAACGGATTTCACACCTGACGGCTACTCCAGACTCTTCGGTTTCGGCGATTTCAAGTCGACCGTGCCCGACGCCTACGCCACACTGATTTCAGGCGGTGATGTGGAGTCGACTTACAGTTCAGTTACGAACTCTGGGCTCATGCGCCCAACTCAAAGCCGGTGGACTCAGGGATACATATACGGTTCTGGGGTGACGTGTATCGCTCGCCGGTACAACGGTCTGGCTAGCCCTGTTCTGTCGGCTGGGCTCATCGCGGGGGTTATCGGGGACGGACAGTATTGCTTTGGGTACTACGGCATGCTGCCATTTCCGAACCCAATCGATAGCCGCTACTACCTCGAGCAAATCAAAGTGACGGAGGACAGTAACATTCGCGGCACACTGCCGTACTACCA